ACAATTCTTACATGCATACAAGTCAGAAGGTAAAACTAAATATAAACCTATAATAGGTAAAGCCAAAGATTTAGTGTAGTGGTGGTTGGTTTGCTTACGGGTAAACAAATAAAACCGAACCAACCTAGATAGCAGGAACTACCAGAAGCCCACTACTGCCCCAAATTTAAATCCAATCTTTTAATTCTTCTCCCATAACCTCCGATGCGATGTTAATTTTATTTCTCAATGCTTTTACAATTTTTTCATCGACAGTATCTTCAGCGATTAAGTCTATATAAGTTACAGTTTTCTTTTGACCTATTCTGTGTGCTCTGTCTTCTGATTGTAATCTCTTCTCTAAATCATAACCATTAGAATAATAGATTACAGTATTAGCTTGTGTAAGTGTAATTCCATAACCACCTGTTTGTGGAGTGCCAATTAAAAATCTACATTTAGGATCGTTTTGAAACTTACGAATGTTATCTTGTCTATCTTCTTGTGGTGTGAGTCCATAATAATCAACCACGGATCCTGGACCATAGATAAGATTTTTGTCTTCATCTTTTACAGTCTCAATCGTGTTTATAATTTTTTGAATATCATTTTGATAATTAGCCCATATAATTGCTTTACCCTCTATTTCAGAAAGAACACTCATTAATTCTTTAATACGATTACTTTTTACCTCTTGTACAGAACCATCATCAGCAGTGAAATGGCCACATGTAATTTGATGTAAACGCATCAATTGTGTTAACACAGTCATGGTTGTAGTAACTTTACCATTAAGAATAGCCATAGCTTCTTTCTTCATTTGTTCATAAATTTTCTTTTGATCGGGTGTGAGATCTACATGTCTTTTAATAAAGTTTTTAGGGGGTAAATCTAAGCAATCTTCTTTTAACACCCTATATGAAAACCCTTTTACTTTGTCAGACAACTCACTTAAATTTTGAAAAGCATCAACTATTTGTATTGATCTACCATGTAGATACATAGTCTTCATTTTTGCGTATCTATTACGAAACGCATAGAATGAGTCAAAGTTCAATAACCACGGATCAAGGAACTCACATTGACTAAATAAATCTAATGGGTTTTTGGTAATAGGTGAACCAGTCATTATTCTTCTATATTTTGCAAACTTTCCTAAATTAATTATGTTTTTTGTTCTCTTAGCAGTTTGATTTTTTATTGTGGTTGACTCGTCAATTGCCATCAAAACTTTATGGGAATTTAAAAATTTTGACGCAAACTTAACACCTTTATCTGTAGATAAAGATTCTACGTTCATAATTAATATGTGGAGATCATGATCGGTTTCAAATAAAGAATCTAATTTTTCTTGTTGTGTTTTTGTGATATTCGCTTGCCACAAAACATTTTTACTTTTTATGTGGTCTGGTAAGTGAGTAGGTAGTTCTTGTTCATACCAAGTTTTAATAACACCTTTTGGAGCAATTATTAAAGCACCATTTATCTTACCTTTGTCATATAACATAGCAAGATTGTCTATTAATACCTTTGTTTTACCAGTGCCCATTTCCATAAAATAAGCAAAGGTTTCTTTATTCCAAGAATTTTTTAATGCAGTTAACTGATGTTCGTATGGTCTTGTTTTAAATTTATAATTCATTTTTCTTTCTAGTTGACATTTAAATATTATAATTTATATAGTTTGTCAATGTCAGAAAGAATAGTTTATGTAATACAAGAAATTCCTGGAACCCAAGCTGGTAATCCAAAAATAAATATTATGGGTGCAGCTAATTATGGGCAGTTTAAATTTTTATTACCAGAATTTTCTCAAATGATTTTTTCTCCAGGTCCACTTATTTATAAGTTAAGACAAGGATTAAAAAATTATACTAAAAAAGATTATCTGTTGCTTACAGGTGATCCTGCAATCATTGGTGTTGCATGTTCAATTGTGTCTGACATTACACACGGTAAATACAATGTACTAAAGTGGGATAAACAAGAAAGAAAATATTATCCTATTGAAATTAATCTATACGAGAAAGGAGAAATAGATGACAATTAATTTTGAAGCAGATCAACAAGATGCAATGAAGAGAACGGACAATATCCAATCTCTTGCAGATCAAGTTGAAAGATTAGAAGGTGTTGCTTTTGATATAGAAGCAACAGAAGAAAAACTAAAAGAATTGAAAAAGAAACGAGACCACATATCCGGTGAAGTAATACCGACTATGATGAGTGAGATGGGACTTGCAGAATTAAAACTGCATGATGGATCACATCTTAAAGTTTCTACGTCGTATCGTGCAACCATAACGGAAGCAAACAAAGAGGCGGCGTTTAACTGGCTTCGTGAAAATGGACTAGGGGATATAATCAAAAACGAGATATCCGTATCCTTTGGTCGCAACGAAGATAACAAGGCGGCTGATTATGCCGAACTTGCAAAGGGTCAAGGGTTTCAACCGACACAAAAGATGAAGGTTGAGCCCATGACTCTGAAAGCGCTAGTCCGTGAGCGTATTGAGGCGGGTAAAGAAATGCCAACGGAAATCTTCGGGGTTTTCTCGGAGAATAAAACTACAATAAAAAGGAACAAGTAACATGAACCAAGTAGCAACGAAAAAAGAAGGAGCATTGGCAACAAATTTATTTGAAGCTGATGCAAATCAAGGTGCTCAAAATATATCGCAAGAAGATCTTGCGTTACCTTTCTTAAAAATTTTGGGACAACTATCTCCGGAAGTAAATAAAAGAGATGGTAAATATGTCGAGGGCGCAGAACCTGGAAAGATTATCAATACAGTTACAAACGAATTGTTTGACAGTATTCAGGTCATACCTTGTCATTACAAAAGACAGTACATTGAATGGCAGGACAGAGGTACCAGCAGTGGTGCACCTGTTGCAATTCATGAGGCAGACAGTGATATTGTTAGTCAAACCACAAGAGGTAAAGACTACAAAGATAGATTACCAAACGGTAACTATTTAGATAATACTGCCAGTCACTTTGTACTTGTTGTCGGCAAGAACCCGCAGACAGCATTGATCTCTATGAAATCTACTCAATTAAAAGTGAGTAGAAAATGGAACTCAATGATGATGGGTATCAAAATGCAAGGCAAGAATGGTCTATTCACGCCGCCTACATACAGCCACATTTATAATCTATCAACTGTTCAGATGTCTAATGACAAAGGAACATGGTTTGGTTGGGATGTGTCTAAGGTTGGTCCTGTTCAAGATAAAAATATCTATGACATGGCTAAAAACTTTGCAACTAGTGTAGGTAAAGGTGAGATTCAAGCTAAACACGGTACAGAAGAGAACGACTCTAAAACACCGTACTAGAATCCTAGGTAGTGCGCGGAGAAGCGAGAGCGGACACCGCCCACGCAAAAGCGCTATATGATAGAAAGATTTAAAAACATATTTACAGGATTAGACCGCGCTCATGGTGTCACTATTGTAGGTGAATCAAACGGTAACGGTCAAAAAGTAAAAGGTAAGTCATTTGTAAAACGTCAACCAGTTACAGACGAACTTTGGCAAAAACATTTAGATGGTCAAGAAAATTTAGGTATCATACCTATTAACGATAACAATCAATGTCGATGGGGTTGTATTGATATAGACTCATACGCAGGTTTTGATCATAAAAAATTAATAGATAAAATAACAAACATGAAGCTACCTTTGATTGTGTGTAGATCAAAGTCAGGGGGTGCACACGTATTTTTATTTACATCTGACTATGTGTCAGCAAAAACAATGCGAGATAAACTGGTGCAGATAAGAGCTGTGTTGGGTTATGGTAACTCAGAAGTTTTTCCAAAACAAACAGAATTAAAATCGCAAGATGATACAGGAAACTTTCTTAATTTACCATACTTTAATTATAAAAATTCTGTTAGATACGCATTTAAAAAAAATGGTGAAGCTGCTACATTAGATGATTTTTTTGCGCTGCATTCTTCAAACTATTTAGATCCTGATGCATTAGAAGAATTACAAATAAAAAGACCGGAAACAAAATACTCTGATGGACCACCGTGTATTGAGTTAATGTCAGAAAATAAAATTGGTGAGGGTGGTAGAAACAATGCATTGTTTCATTATGGTGTGTATGCAAAACAAAAATGGCCTGATGGATGGAAATCAAAACTAATTGTATTTAATGAAACTGCAATGGAAAAACCATTGTCAGATTCTGAAGTAGATATTGTTGTTAAACAACATGATAAAAAAGATTGGGGATACAAATGTAATGATCAACCTATGTGTAGTTTATGTGACAAGACACTTTGTAGATCTAGAAAATTTGGTATAGGTCAAGAAGTATTGTTTCCAAATCTTACAGATCTGCAAGTCATAGATTTAGAAGATCCATACTATTATCTTAACGTAGATGGAGAAAGATTAAAATTAGAAAGTGTAAAACATTTACGACAACAAAGTTTATTTCAAGAAGCATGTATGGTGCAGCTAAAAAATAGACCGCCATCATTAAAAGAAAAAGATTGGGTACACATTACAAACATACTATTACAAAATGCAGAAGTCACAGAACCTGCAGAAGGTTTACGTACAGAAGATCAATTACAGAATCATTTACGAGAATATTGTTTGAACAGAACACAACTCGATTCTAAAGATGACTTACCACGAGGAGGTACCTGGACCAACAATGGTTACCATCACTTTGTGTTTGATAGATTTTATCACAATCATTTAATGCGTAAACGTTGGGATCTTGGATACTCACGAACTGCTGAGATGTTGAGAGAAAAATGTGGTTGTACGGATAAACGAATCGGTAAAAATAAATTATCAGTCTATGTTGTAGAAGAGTTTGAAAAGAAAACAGAAGAGTATAAACAAAAACAATTAAAAGAAGAGATACCATACTAATGAAAACAATAGTATTAGGACCACCAGGTACAGGAAAAACGACTACACTATTAAATAAAGTAGATGACTACCTTAAAAATACAGATCCTGACAAAGTTGGATACTTTGCATTTACACAGAAAGCTGCATACGAAGCGAGAGATAGAGCTATAAACAAATTTAATTTAACAGAAGATGATCTGCCTTACTTTAGAACACTACATTCATTAGCATTTAGAAGACTTGGTATAAAAAAAGAAAACGTTATGCAACGTAGACATTACCAAGACTTTGGTAAAAGAATAAGAGAAGAAATAAACTATGCCGATTATGAAAATGATCACAATGGTATATTTACGACAGACAGTGAGTATTTAAGAATAGTTAATCTTGCAAGATTAAAAGGGATTACTGCAGAACAACAATACAATCTACAAGAACACAATCAAGATTTAGAATTAGA